TGTTGCCATAATTCTATTCCTCTATAGTTTCCTTGTTTGTTATACAGCTTACCGCCCGAAACTTTTGACATGGCTGTATTGTTATACAATGTCTTCCCACTTTCTGTGTTCGTTCTGCCAGAGGTCATTGACTGTCTCCCACAGGTCTCTGGCAAGACGTGCCACTTGCATGACCATCGTTTGCAGCCTTAATGATATTCCTAGCCTTGGCATAAATTAACCGAGATATAAAAAAGCAGAGCCCTGATCAAGTGCCACTGTTGTCCATCTGCCAAAAATTATCATACCTTGAGGCATCGTAGTCTGGTTGATTGCAACACTGTTTGTTCCCGCACCACCCTGAGCGTCAGTAGGATATTCAGAGTCAGCTGTAGTAGCGTCTGATGAATCAAACAATGCATCCTCTGTAAACTGAATGGCAACTACAACCTGTCCAGTTGGAGGTGTGTATGTTGTTGTCCCCGACACAAAAGCGACACCCGCCTGACCAAGACCAAGATTATCTACCTGTTGTGATGAATATTTTCTGTCATCAGCCATATTTGTTTCTCCTTATTTTAAAACTTGCGACTGAGGGCAGTGCAAACCGCCCCCAGCCAGAATCCATATATGAGGCTATTACCTCCCCAATTTAGGATTATTAAGTTGCAAGAAAATCAAGCACAACAACACCTGTGAATGCAGCCGTGGTCACTTCCAAATATAGATCTGTATCTCCTTTTGAAAATGCCCAATAGGTCGTATCGCAGATAGTTGCTCTTTTTATATTACCTTCCGTGGTTCCTGTTGCAGCCACGGTCATAATCTGCGAAGCACCATTATATGCTTGTATCGTTGAACTTGTTGTACCATCAAGATGGTTTCTTTGGTCGGTCAAAATCAAATCAAATGGGATGGTTATTCCTACCCATTTTGCAGATTGTGCTGCTGCACAATCAACATAGATTTGACTACCTATTATGTATGCCGACGCAGAACCTGTCCCTTCCATAGCAACTGTAAGTTCAAACGAACCACCTGACTGTCTCCAATTACCAGCACTGCCTGGTTTTGTTATTAAAGCCATTATCTATCTCCTAACCTTCGTCCGTGCAGAAAATCAACGAACTCTGATTAGTAGCAGCAGTGGCTGACAATGAGTCAGAAGCCGAAGCCTGATTCTTTTGGAACACATTGGATGATTCGTCAGCTACACCTTCAGCGAAGAAATCAGCACGGTTATATCCATTAATCAATGCACCGCCAACCTCAATGGTGTTCTCATGGTCGTCTATCTCATCAGTAAAATGAAGATCGTCCGCTACTCCCTTACCAACGGCACTGTTGCCGAATACAAGAGCATTCCACATACTTGTGCCAACTGCTGAAGGAGCAAGACGATCTGATGTGCTGTCTCCGAAAAATGAACCTGTAATTCCGTCAACACCAACATCAGTAGCATCCCATTCACGGATGCCTACAATGTCTTCAAAAATCACGAATCCACCATAGTATCCTACGGCTCCGTTTAATTCGGGACAATCAAGCATTTTACCACTAAACGCAAACTGTTGGGCATCCTTATAGTCATCGTCTTTCATAAGAGAAGCTACCTGCTCTGGATGTGCTACCATTACCCAGAACTTATGTCCCTTAGAAGAATGAAGCTGCGGAATGCGTAATTCCATACACTTGACACGCAGATCTAACAATGCGTCTGCGTTCATGTCTGAATCACAACTGCCACCATCACCAATGGCACTATCAAGCTGTGCATTTGTACAGGTATACTGCTCTGTACCGACAGCTGTTACCACATCGCCATCAAGAACATACCAGTTAGGATGGTACCGCTTGTTCAGCCCGAGACCGTCAGAAGCTGTGCCCAGAGACAAGTTCGGTGATACACCTTCATAGAAGGTTCCGAATATTGACTGGTTTTCCCACTTACTGAACCATCGGGAGAGTTGTGGTCTGGCAGCATCGTACAGTTTGTACAGCTTCTGTCGCTGTTCTGACATCTGACCTGACCGCTTCATCACCGCTTTACGATATTGATTCACGTAACTGCGAAGCCAGTACATAGACTGATCTTCACCAGTTCCCTTTAGAACCGTATCACCGTAAACAGGTGACCCCGTAAGCTCACGGAGGAACGGAATAAGCATATTATCCCGACCCTCTGCCACAAAGCCGTTTAGGATTTCAATTGGTTTACCTGAAGGAGAATAGACTGGATTTCCGTTGTCGTCCTGCGAAAGATCTACATTCCCTGAGAACTTTGCGAAGAAAGTGTTATACCACGTTTCCTTACGCAAAAGCTCATTTAGGATTTCAACATTCGCAATCCAAGTTTGGCTTGTTTCCATTTATTATATCTCCTGTTACTAAGTTATTGGTTTCTACGAGCATAGAGACGCTTAAGTTCGTCTGGTGAGAGACCTTTAAGATTTTTACGAAGCTCCTTTCTCCCCATTTCGTCGACCTTGACAAATTTGGCTCCCTTTCCTGAGCCACGGACATCGACCTTCTCAGAGGTCTTGGCTGAAGCCTTCTGGATGTCCTCTCTTGCCTTTTTTTCGCCTTCCATGGTAAGAAACTTCGTGACTCTTCCCACGCCAAACTCATCTATGAGCCCCTTGTGGAAAGATCGATCTGTAAGCAGCCCGTCCTCACGGTAATACTTAGCTCCATCTAATACCCTATCGAACTCCTCGTCCTTGAGATCAAACCCTTCGCCAGTAAGCTTCTGCTTCTGTTCTTGGATGAATTTCTCGTTATCACGACTGTTATATCTCTCGGCAATCGCTTCCTGAGTCCTCTTCCGAATGAGATCGCTTTCAAGCTGGGAGATTAACTCCAATTGCTCGTTATGTGAATCGTTATCGTATGGATCCAGTTCGGAGAGATTTTTCTTCTCCTCTGCTAAAAACACCTCAATATCGTCACCAGTAAGCCTCTCGTAAGCTTCCTCTTCAGTTATTTCAGATTCTGACTTACGAAACTCACCGAGTTCATGTCCCTGTTCGGTGATTTTCTTTTCAGCGTTACGGTGCATTTCCACAACCTCACCCACGGATTTCCCCTCATAAGGAGTTCCTTTATAAGAGACCTCTTCCCCTTCTTCTGTTGGCTTGTCCTCTTCCAGTATTTCCCCTTCAGGACTGGACTCGGCTCCCTCAGAATCAAGGATATAAAGATCCCCGTCTTTCTCTCGAATTTTAGAGGATTCTTCCTCTACAGGGGATTCCTCTGTGGTATCCCCTTTATCTAAGCTTTCAAGTTCTTTTACATATTGCTCTTCTGCTTCTACCATTACGTTCTCCCTCTATTTTTTTTTGCTGAATATATATCAGCGTATGTTGTTTTTCCCTTTTTCTTTTTAGGCAACTTCGTACTTTTGCTCTCTTCTTGCCACTTGTTTGCTACCTGTGGCAATCTTGCGAACATAAACTTTCTTTGAGCATCTGAACTAAATAGCATTATTTAACTATGACCTTGGCTTCTTTTTTTCAGGCTTTTCAGCTGTTTCAGTTGTATATAAACGCCCATCCCAAGTAAAGGTCTTTTTGCCTGCTGCCTTGGCATCTGCAAATGCTTTACGAAATAATTGAGCTGCTTTTGATTTTTTCCTATAGAAAGCGTATGCTCCACCCTTTTTTGTGACTTCTGCACCTGCTAAACCCTTGTTACGAACCTTAACGTTTGGACTTGTTTTCCAAAAACTTTTACGATATTTGTCTCTTTTTGCGAAAATATCTTCTTCTCCACCTTCTTCAGAAATCCATTCTTTATACATTCCAGGACTATTTGACTTCTTCTTGTCTTTACCGTTTGACATTATATTGCTCTCCTTTGCTTTGGGTGCTTTCTTTTTCAAAATCTTTTTGTATAACTTCTTTTTTTCAGGCTTTTCAGCTGTTTCAGTTTTATATAAACGCCCATCCCAAGTAAAAGTCTTTTTGCCTGCTGCCTTGGCATCTGCAAGTGCTTTATTAAATTCTCCTTCTCCAATATACGATCTCTGTTTGCCTACTACACCTTCTTCAGTTTTATATAAACGCCCATCCCAAGTAAAAGTCTTTTTGCCTGCTGCCTTGGCATCTGCAAATGCTTTATTAAATTCTCCTTCTCCAATATACGGTCTCTGTTTGCCTACTCTCACCATTGCTTCAGTTTTACCGTTTGACACTTTATTTCTCCTTTTTAGCTGCATCCATACGCATCTTTTCCTCGTCGGTCATTATTCCTCTTTCTATTTTGACGTTTTCAAGGATCGCCTTTGTCCTTTCAATGTCTCCCTGTGCCTGTGCCGCTTCTGACTGCGACTGCTGTGCCCTTTGGATATGTTCGACCATTTTATCAGCACCTGGAATCGGAGCTTGAGCCACAATAGTTTCCACGTCAACAAGTGCTGGGTTATACTGCCCGATAAGGTTAACCAAAGCGAGGAGGCGATTGAAATTATCCTCGATGTTCGTGACATTTTGTTCTCCTTCATCCAACTCTACATAAATAGATGGATTTATAACATTGTTTAAAGTTTCTCCAGCCGCCTGAAGATTTAAAATTACTTCTGAGAAGATATCGTCCCCCTTTACCCTGACAATGCGGTCTTTCTCTGCGTATACAAAACTAAAATTGTCCACAAAATCCTCGGCAATAGTCTTCCTTAACCTTGATAAATTTCTGAAATAAGGATTAATTGCTGCTGCTGCACGTTTAACTTTTGCCTCAAATAAAACACCCGATTCTCCAGAGCGTGACGTTTCGCCCTTCATCGCCTCGCTGATTAGTGATACTCTCTGTGCAAACCCGACTGAATTCTCTGCGTTAAGCATAATGTCTGAGGGAATCGAGGATGGGGGCATCTTTTGGGGCATTATGGCGGGATTGTTTAACTCGTAAACCATGTTTGGCTGGTTCCCTTTGGTCTTGAGTGCCTTGATGGTTTCCTTCTCCCGCTTATCTATAAAGACTCCCCCAGACAGTATTTGAGTTACATAATCCCTCACCTGGCTTTTTGCCTTGTTTACATCGTCCTGTATGTCTAATAAAAGATCCACAAGGGATGTCTGCTCTGAGACTTGGATGTTGTAATTATATGAAAACACTGGGAACACATCAAAGTTAGGTGTGGGGTTTTTTGATTCTTCATCTATTACGATTAAGTTTTTAAAAAATGGGATAAGTGTTGTAATGTGAGTTGTAGCCTGTTCAAAGTCTTGAATTTTCGTAAGGTTTGGAGTGTCGATTTTTAATTTGTTATAATCTTTCTTTTCGACGGTCATATAATTCTCACCATCAAATATCCGCACCATTTTCCTTGCTGTTCTCTCCTGCATTTCAAGAATGCGGTAACGGTCATTTTCCTTGTCATAGTTTTCAAGACCCCTAGAGTATCCCTTGTCTGCGAAACGCCTGACGGTCATTGAAAGTTGTGTCCACCAATCTCTTGATCTTTCTTTTTTCAGTTCGTCTGGATCGATTGTGTATTTTTCTGATATGACATCTAGGGTTTCCCACCCCTCTTTAATTATCCATCGGCAATGTTCAAGCTTATAATCGTTAGCTCTCGTTTCTGGGTCGATAAAAACCCTCATATTATTCAGAACATCATATTTAAAATCGAGATATCCAGCTTCATTCATCTCAAAAGATCTCTGTATCCAGCCCCCAACTTTAGTGGTCAGTGCGTCTGTGAAGACAATCTGGAGTTTTTCTTCTATATCCTGCTCGTCTACAAGTGCAGACCAGCGACCCTGGATAATATCTGCTATGTGGACACTATCGATTGTTGTCGGTTTATAACGAGCCTGCCTTCGGTTGAGTTGCTCGTTTCCCATAAGTGTGGAGATTATGGGGGTGATTATGTTATAAGATAAAGTTGGTTTTTTATGTTTTGTGGCAGCAGATTTTTCTGCCGCAGTCCAAGTGTCGTTGTTTAAATAACGGACAGCCTTTTCGCTGTCATCCCTTGCCGTTTTAAAGGAATCAAAAGCATATTGAAAACTTTTTAAAATTTTTTCTGCTCTTGCGTCTTTAGCCAACTATGCTGTTTTCCAGTTCAAAGTTCCTCCTTTTGCTCTCTCTAAAAGTTTGTATCTCCATCCTTTTTTCCGCTTCTCTTCTGTAACTATACCAGTTAGCACCTTAAGCATACCATAGGACAGAGCATCAAAGGCATGATCCTCAGACTTAGTATCCACGTCTTCGGGATCAAGGGGTGCCGCAGGCAAATTAGGCAATGTTTCAATACAATACAAGCAGTTTTCAGTAAAGCGTACTCTCGGGTTGCCTTCGTCTGGTACTGTAAAGCCTTCGTAGACAATCTTTGCTTTTGCTTTTCTGTCGTTATTAGCTTTTGACAGATATATCCCTTCGTCGCCATAAAAATCTGCTGGAGAATAGAGTCTCCCTTCTTTTTCTGAATGTTTTGTCCAGTAGGCAGGATCTGCTATATCTTCGGCAAAGTCGTTAGGTTTAAGTTTATAATTTTTATAAGTATACTCATTAACATACTTAGCTTGCCGAGAGGCAGAGAGACCCGTTTCCACAATTTCGTCAAAAATAATCATATCCTGATTGCGGTCAACCGCAGCAAACAGGCAGACAAACGGAGCTTTAGTCCCATAATCATAAAATCTATAGAGAGCGTGTGTCGTTTTTTTAAAGTGCTTGTTGTATTGAAATCCTCCGCTAATGATATGGTGCATAGGATTCCAGTTATCGAAGAACGTCCCTGCGAACACATCCCAACGTCCCTCAAGCCACATAGCTCTCAGGATAGGGTTAAGCTGTTTCAATTTTTTTACATATCCAGGGTCATTATCCAAGAGTGAGGGGTTATCAAACACGGTAGCTGGTATAAATTTCCAGCTTATACCGTCTTCATCTCGGAAGGTTTTTCCTGATTTTTTACGTTGATATTCGACTTGGAAGCGGTCATCGAAAACCGCTTTCCCGAGGTTGTCAGGTGGGCATCTGTCTATAAATTTTCTTTTCAGCCAGACATGACCAATGTTCCCAGGATTTGATGTAAGGCATATTTGCGGAGACAGTTCTGGGTTGTCTGTTCTGACGGAGGTAGCAAGTTCGTCCACCCATCCTTCTGGGAATTGGTTTGCCTCGTCTATTCCGAGGAAGTTATAGTTACCTCCGATATAGTTATCTAATGCTCTTCGGTCTTGGCAGTGAACAAGATAGACTTTAGCTCCCGACGGGAACAGATAGCATTTATTTCTTTCCTGCCAGTTAGCTCCGTAGTGTCGATAGAGCTTATCACATTCGGGTTTCAGGTTTCTTTCAAGCTGGGGGTAGGTACGTCTGACTAAAAGTGCTATATAATCAGGATAATTAATGGAGACAGAATCGACAATTGTGCGGTAGGTTTTTTTATTAGCTTTGAGTCGCATTGCCGATTTTTCTGTAATTTCTTGTTTTTTATATTCATAGTGCCATCTTCTGGGGGTTAGTGCTGCTTTCCACGCCAGCATGAGGCTTTTCCCTCCTCCTCTTGCTCCCCCATAAAAAACCCAGTTAGCTTTAGATTTGAGGAACTCGGTTTGTTTCCCTTTGTGTGGTCTTAGTTCTATTTCTGCCACATTTCCCCGTCGAATTTAGGCATTATATACCGCACTTATGGTTTTTGTTCTAACTCTCATACTTCAAGTGCCCTGCGAAACCAACCATAGTAGAACTTCTCGTTGCGTGGTTTTTTATTTACCAATTCTACATAATACCTAACCCGAAAAGCACGAACCCTATTTACCGACACCCCATTCAATGCTCTTCGTGTATTTCGACCCAACCTTCCATCTATTTTTATCTTTCTTCCTCTATTGACCGCAGACTTTTGTAGTATTTTTACGGCTCTTGAGTTGCCCATGTGAATACACATATCAAAATAGATGTGCCATAGTTCCTTAGGCAAGCTCTCGACTTTATACCTGTCCCAGTAGTCACGCTTGTATATACTTATGGCATCGGACTTTGTTAGGTTCTTTATATCTACATCAGGATAGCTCCTCTTGGATATACCAAAATTAGTTTCGCCACCTGCGTCATGCTTGTCGTTAACGTATTTTCCTTCGTGCTTTAGGACTATCTTAATTATGTTATCAAAATCTTTCATGGTTCATCGTCTATCGTTTTCCAACTCCCACAAATAGTTAATTAAAAGTTTGCACAACACTTTGTACAAATTTACGGAATCATACTTTTTCATCCACGTTTTTTTACCAAGGGTGTGAATTTCCGTGTGGTGTATACGACACAGGGGAATTGCCTCAAAGTGTTCTATCATCGGTTTTTTCCTATCTCTTCCCATCCCCACATTTTTCAGATGGTGAGGTTCTCCCTTTTGACCACAAAAGCAATTTTCCCCTCTAATAAAATCAAGATATTTCAGGCTTATGCTCGTTTCCTCTCTCCAATCTCACTTGAACTTATTATCTACCCAGCATTTGCCGTAATACATTATGGCTAACCAAACAGATATTTCTATAACTTCAAAATATCCTAAACTGTTTAATATACCTACATCCATTTTATTCTCCTAATTTAATAAGTCCTGGCTTCTAATGTTTTTTCTACGTCCTCAATAGTTGCACCAAGAGCTGCATCATACGCTGTCAAAATTGCGTACATCTTTGAGTTTTGTGTGGTATGTATCATTGAATAAACATTGTCTTCAATACTTTGTGTTAAGATATTAACAACCTGTTGGTGCCAAAGATTAAAGTTTCGGATAAATTCTTCTGGAATACCAGCTCGTCGTGCGTCTGCTATATAATTAGATACAGTCTTATTTAAATTTTTAGTCACTGCTGAATTTAACTGAGCATCTGTCATCATATTAAAATCATTGTTTTCTACAAGTTCTTCTAATGCTTCTTGAAATGCTACAAATTTAATTGTTAAAAATTCTCTAGCATTGTCTGAAACTTGTAACCCTGGAATAATCAAATCAACCCACGTATCAGCATGAGTAAACAAAGAATGATTCATGAGAACAGATGTATCAATGATACCTGCCTCCATTTTTCTTTGTTCCATCCACTCTTGAATTAAAGTTACACCCATTGGCGATAGACCAGTTATAAATGCAACCACAATCGCCGCCATATTTTTATTTATAGCCATTTTATTCTCCTAAATTTCTGAGGTGGTCTATGATGCCTCCGACTATGCCGATGATACAGATTAGGCTTCCAGCTATCATTGCCAGTGCAATGCCGAGGACGAGTAGATTTGCGATCCAAGTAGCTATTGTTATCATTTCATTTCTAGCTCCAATCTTCTTCCTCGGGAACGACTATAAATTCACTTAATTTTCCTGCCTCGCCTCGACCTTGCAGTTCAAAGAGACCTTTAAGTTCACTCAGGCGAAATTCTTCTCCCGTTTTAACACAGTTCATAAATTCTTCAGCTATTGCTTTATATTTCCAGTGGACTTTATCTCCCAGTTCTTCTTCGAGGGAGTTACAGAGGGGCACCCATCCGATATCTTCTGCCACGGCATGAGATATTTGATGTTCAAATGAGGGGTTTTCGTATATTCCGTAGCTTGAGACAGCTCTCCGAATGTCGGCAAGGATAACACTTTCTGGGGGGACTTCTATTTCTGTCCCGCAGAATTTTCTAAGGGTAGCGATATAAAGATACCCTTCGTGTTGTGCGATCATTCTTTCCGTGCCGCTTTTAAGTATCTCAATTGGGATATCTTTAAGTGCATCATACCAGACAGCCACCGTTTCCCGTTCTGGCTTTATGTTAAACGCAATAAACAGCACGGCAATAACGGGAGCGAATTCTTTTTTAGTCGTTTTATTCCCCATTTCAATCGTTCACCCATTCTTCGATAGCTCCCATTCCCTTTTTCTTATTTCTTTTCATTCGGGAGAAGATTTTATCGAATTTTGTAGTTCCGTCTTTTTTCTTTCTCAGACCTTTAAGGCTAATAACATTAGGAGCCCAGAAGTCATCTTTGACGGCAAATTCCAGCGTTTCTTTAACCTCTCCCAGATCATATTCGTCCAATCTAATCAATTTATCGATAATATCGACAGATTCTGCAATAAGCTTATCTGGGTCTTTTTTAAACTCTCGAAGCTGATTAGTATAAAGGGGATACTGAAAATCATAAAACTCTTTAACTAAACTTATTATTAAAGGATCACTTCTTTTTACATATTCTAAAGCTATTTCTTTATCCTTTTCTTTATCCTTTTCCTTTGCCATGTCTTTTGCTATAGCGTTTGCTATCTCTTTGCTATTACTTTTGCTATAAGTTTGCCATCTTACTTCAGAACCTTTTTTACCTGCAATTCTTCTTAACTCTCTATTTTTAATACGTTTAGCTCTTTCTCTTTCAAGACGATTGTTTGTTATAGTCCCATCTTTATGGAAAGTGAATTTTTCTGGAATGGTTTCTAAAACTTTATTTGCTAATGGCGAGACCATAGCAAGACCCATGGCAGAATTATGGCATTTGCCATTTATCCACATTACACATAAAAGCCTGATATAAGCACCAACTAAATCATCTGGCATCTGTATTACATCCATTAAAAAATCCTGTGCATATAACGGAAAAGAAGGATCCTTTGCCATTTCTCTGTTCTCCTCTCTCTACAAACCCTGATATGTCTCAGAGTCTGCTATGGTTTTGTCTATTATCTCTTTACGGGTGTTGCCTTTGGCTATTGTTATGTACCTGCCAGACTTGGTTCTCTTCCATACTATCCACTTTGGTAGGGGTCTATCTCCGCTAAATTCACGTCCTCTGCCTTCAGCTTCTCCCGCATATTCCTCTTGTTCAGCCACTTGACTACCTCATCATAATCGTATCTTATCGTTTTTCCCTGCCAACCAGTGTTATCCACAACTACTGGACAGCCTCGCTTTCGCCATTTGTATATCGCCTGCCTCGATACCTGGAGTATCTTCGACAGTTGAGTCGTAGTTACTGTCTTTCTCTTTACCATAATCGCAAATCTTCCTTTACCCTTTCCTGGTTTTTGTGACGCTCACCATATAATTCCCCACGAAGAAACTCGCTCTCCTCCTGTAGCTTCCTCCTGCACCTGCCTATACTCTCAAAATTCGGCAAATCTCCATCCGCTAGTACCTGTAAAAACCTCTTTATTACCTCTAACTCAATACCGTCAAAATCTAAAACAGATGCACGATGCCAATATACCGTCGCTAATAACTTGTTGTCATCATCCCGTAAATGTGGGTGGTTCCATAGTAACTTCTCTACTATCTCTCTCGTCCCCGATATCATCCCTTTAAACTCCCGTTATTCCTGTCTATCTCGTCTAATGCGTCCTGAGCAATGTTCTGGCAATCTAATGCTGACATCTTCTCTAATGCTAAAAACTCTAACGCCTTCATCGCTACCTCTAAATTCTTGATGACATACTCTAACTCAACGTCTAATATCCGTACCATCGTCTCCCTTATGAACTGCCTCTCTGGATCCGACGCTATTATCGGAAACCACTCGTCGCCCTTCCCGCCTACCTCTAATATCATCGCTCTCCTCCTTGTATGGTGGGGGATCCTTGCCCTCTATTACTCGCCTACGCCACAAAGGATCCATTTTAACTATCTTCTGCCAGTCTATTACCTTCATCTAATATGCCGCTTATAGTGCTTATTGCACGTAAATTACCTACCTTGTTTTCCCTCCATAATTTGCCCGCATTGCGTATGTCTAATAAGTGCCTACGTAACTCCAAAAGCTTCATCTCTAACTCCTCAACCCTGCCCCGCTGCTTCTGTAGCTCCTTGTGCCATTCCTGACGCTCCCTCTGTAGCCGTTTCTTGCTGACTAACATGACCTAAGTTTAAACATTAAAGTAATCTTTGTCAACAAGTTTATTTTCCCGTGTGGTGTAAGCGTGGGCAATACGATACCCACACCCCCCCTCCCCCATCGACTGGGTGGACACCCCCCCCCACACCATCCTTATAGCTCCACGAATCGACACTTATCTGCTCACACTTACTCACATTTGCTTACACGATATGAGTAAGTCATTGTTATTACTCAACTTAGGACTGTGTTGCCAGTGCAACAATTTGTGCAGAATGTTGCATTGCCCCCCCTCACTCACACCATCTCACACCATCCCAAGACACCCACCTTCCTATAGTGCTGGCGGTGTGCTTCTTTAATTACCTAATCCCCAATCATCAAGCCCCCAAGCATCAGGATTCAACCTATACACCAGTGATCACAAGTGGTTATTACAATAATACTCCCCGCAGCGACACGTCATTTCTGGTGTTCTCGTCGGTAGGAACATGAAATTTTAGGATTCAGTGAAACAATAGGTTACGCATATAGTTTACATAAGGTACATAAATATGTAGGATATAGCTTATAATTGTTGTAAAATTGGGTACAAATTTAACACAGACAATAACGGAGGAAGTAAGATGACACATACAAAAAGCGAACCATATTACCGTGAGGCGTTGTCAGCCAATCCAACGACCCACAAGAAGCGACTGGATTGGGCTATCGATATGCTGTTCCAATGTCTTACTGTGGATTGGAAGCATAATGGTCTTTTTGGCGGTGAGACTAAGATGGTTGACGGCATAAGAAACAGGGCACTTGAAACTCTTTCCTTAATTACGGGCAAGTCTATTGAAGATGTCGAAGATGAGGTTGATGAGAGAATCAACTGGATAATCGCCAGAGCAGAAAACAACCAAATAGGGAGGAAGTAAAATGAATAAAGACAAATGCAAGGTATGCAACACAGAGTTGGAGGCACCTAATGCTAATTATGATGAGTGGCATTGTTGTAATTGCATCACTAACCCTCACAGAAAGGAGATTAATGAAATAACAACGGAGTATGGAACTATCTCCAAATACTGGGTCTGCAAGGTTGACGAGATTCAAATAGTCACAGAGTTACATGATTCATATAATGACGGCACTGTTCGAGGTATTGCGAGCCTTAATTGCGAGCCTGAAAGGTTTTTCCTACAGAAAGCGTCTGCCGTTAAGTGGATTGCTGAGAACCAAGGTGAATGGACAATCGTAGAAGTGTTTACCACAACTAAAACAGGGAGGATATAGACATGACCATCAGACAAAGAAAATATCAAGAGCCTAGAAATAAAAGCTGGCATTCGTTATGCTTACCGACGATAGAACTAGCTTTAGGTGCTTGGAAGGATAGTGGTTACATCGTCGAGTACACAAGAGATGCTGTCATAGCGGTGGAAGAGAAGACAAGAAAGAAATATCTCATCTGTTGGAAGTCACATGACAGGATTACTTATCGATATGAAGTAGCTACTGCATTCGGGAATGCGGCTAAACTTGGTTTGGTCAGAGGTTAACTGAGGAGTCCTAAGTGGACGAAACCCTGAGATTGATTCTCGGGGTCTTAACCAAGAGAAGGAGATAATGAAATGACAACATTCATAAAAGCTGTATCTCGAATAGTGACTGCTGTAGCAGGACGGGGCTGTTCCTGTAAGTTCCCTCTTGAGGACGAACATGGCAAATATCAAGGCTATGAATCCCACGACAAATGGGAATTATGGCATCAAGACCACAGCAACAGTGATTTCGAGTATTACCTGCAATGTCTAGGTTGTGGATATCAACTGGCAAAGAAATACTGGAAGGATAGTGACGGAACATTCGTGGACTATACTGATGGCATAGCAGGTGGTTTCTGGAAATGCCCAACAGTAGACTCTCGGAACTTCCCGAGCAAAGAGTCCGCTATCACGAGGATCGAATCCTGAGTAACAGCCATCCTGACGAGTCCTAAAGGGACGAAATCCCCAGTCAATGCTGGGGATCGATGGTAAACTTAAAACCAAGAGAAGGAGGAAGTAAAATGTATATAGATGATGAAATGATGAACGAACTTGAAGACATAATATTTGACGAATGTCACGCTCACGCAACTTGCAAAGAGTGTGGTCATAGTCAAGATGTAGAACCAGACGCTGACTATCCCTGTCCAGAATGTGGAAAGGGTAGAATGACATCACAATTAAGAATGTACGGACTAATATAAACAGGTAGAAAAACACGGAGAACCAGGGAAATGACCGATAAACGCCACAGGATAGCCCTAGAAGCCCGTTTCAGACTAGGAAGGTGGTCTTATACTACCTTTCTGTCTGGCGGGTTAAATTGGCTATTGACATTGATTGTAATTATTAGTAAACTATGTAAACACTAACAGGTAAAGAAAAGGAGGAAGTGATGAAATATAACGGATGGACAAATTGGGAAACTTGGAATTTCAAATTATGGATAGACAACTGCTCTTATTATGCGGTGTTGGAATTGGCATTAGAATTGCAGAGAGAGGGAAAAGATAAATATGAACTGTCCAAAGAATTAGAATCGTGGGCAGACGATATGCTTGAAGCGATTCGTATTGAATGTGGATTTTTTGCTGATGTCTGCAATACAGCAATCAAGGAAATCAATTTCTATGAAATCGCAGAATCTTATCTTTTAGAAATAGAGGAAGGTCAGGGAGAGGAAGTAAAATGAAACACACAAAAGGTAAATGGGAAGCACAGTGTCAAGTTGATGATCCAACCGTATATAACGATGAGCGGTGTGAGGGAGAGGAGTTTGATGTGTATGCGGTATGCGAAACAGTAGATCAGTTCGGTGGAAGTGCAAAAGTAGAGGTTTTGATAGTTGACCACATCTCAGGCGGTGACGCAAACCTAATCGCATCAGCACCTGAAATGCTAACCTTCTTAAAGGAAATAGTTCATAGTGATAAACGATGGAGAGCAATGAACCCCAAAAATAATCAAGGTCGCTATGATATAAAGTTGATTGATAAGGTGAATTATTTAATTAGAAAAGCTGAAGGGGGTAAGTA